ATACTGTTCTCTTGCTTCTTCTATGTTAGGTCTCTCAGAACCTTCCATGTGACCGTATAGACACCAAACAATATTATCATCCTCATAACACCCTGTATGTTTTAAAAACTTAAGTCTATTATCTCCCATAGTTTCTATAATGGGGGTTAAGGCATCCATTCTATCTAAGTTATTAGCCAAGAAATCGTGATTACCCAAGATAACAATGGTATCTGCCATATCACAACAACCTTTAAATAACCAAGTAACAATATTAATTAACTCAGGTGTCATCTGATTTTTAGAATGAACAATATCTCCAGCAATAACAATTCTAACTTCTTCTCTAGTTAGTTCATTATCTTCCATATGTTGTTTTACAGAACTAAAAAACTTTTCAATTTGTTCTCTATATTCATCATGTCTTTTATAAAGTCTGATGTGAATGTCTGCACAGTGGTATAAATGTTTTATCATAATTTAAATTTATTTAATTTTTGTGTCGGTTTAAAGTCTTTTGGTTTTTTTTCTTCTAAAAATCTATGTATCTCTTGTGTTACAATATATTTATACTCAGTTTCTATATCTTCACCTATTATATCCTCAAAGATGGGAGCTATTCTAATTCTAGTTACAATCATAGGTCCATTGTAAGGTTTAAATATAACACCCTTAATTGGTGCAAAGTTTTCTGGGTTATACATCGTAGGGGTTAAACTAAAACCCAAATGACCAAACTCATTTAAAAACCATTCTGATATTTCATTCATTATAACTTAAATTCTTTTACTTGTTTTAATGGTGTGAAATCATTGTCAACTCTATATCCATGTTGTATAAATAAAGCATCAAATAATAATTTTCTTAATTCTCTATTACCTGAAGTGAAATCCATAATCTTTTCCAAATTCAATTCTTTTATTTCAGTCTCCCTACCAAATTTTAAAATATCGAATTTAGGTATTAAATCTTCACCAACAGTGTAGTAAGGTGTTAAATCATAACCTAGATGACTATAATTTAGTCTAAACCAATTTTTTAATCTTTGATACATATCCATCACATTTTATGTCTTTTTAAAATATTATTTGGTGTAAGAGTTGAAATTTCTTTATAATGATTCCATATCTCAATAGCTTTATTGTTAAGCGGTGGGGTCCCAACATAGTAGGCTTCAGGGTCTAATTCTAAATCTTTAATAAGCCCAAATTCATCTACAAACTGTTTTATAGTTCCGCTTGGGGAAGCGGGTAACATTTTATATGATGTTATAGTTCTATATTCACAAGGTTTACCACATTTATGTTCAACCTTTTGTTGTATTAATTTTCTAGTATAACTTAACCCAACAATCAAAGCTGTTTTATCGGGGTTTTGTTTTAAAAAATTAATAATAGAATCTATTAGTCTTGTGGTTTTTCCTGTTTGTCTTTCCGTTAGTTCAATATACATAACTTATTACATATCTTTCATGTTATTCCAATCATATTTTCCTAGTGTCTCTAACGTATCGTCCGCGTCTACTAAATTTTGGAAAGCCTCTTCAATATTTTTATAGAAATCACCTGTAGAGTGGTCACCAATCCCTACTGAATTGTCCATTAATAACTCTAAACTTGTTAGTGCTTTTTCTCTTTTCTCATTGGCTTTCGCCTTTAACATTTTTAAAATTCTTTCTTTCATTGTATTAATTTTTTATCGAACCATGTCGACTTCTTTGTTATTTATACTATCTTCTGTGTAAATCTCTAACTCTGTTCTAATTCTACCTTCAGAGTTTAATTTCTCCCATCGTTTTTGAGCTTTCTTTTTCCACCACTCATACATGTAATCCAAATTATGTTTATGAAAGTTTTGTCCTTCTTTTAAAGGTACGGCTCCTTGGGAGTTAACATGTTCTTTTACATTATCAAAACCAAAGTTAGAATAGTAATATCTTTTTTTGGTTTTGGCTTTCATACTTTCTTTTGTGAATAGATGAAATTCTTTGTAGGCCTCTTCATCATAGTGTCTTAAATGATTTTTAAGAACTGAGATAGCTTTATTAAACTCTCTCATTTTTGGCCCTGAAGGTTTAGGGTCAACTGTATTCCCATTCCACTCTTCCTTACCATATAACTCTCTAATTCTTCTTCTAATTGGGTCGTAAACCTCTTGTGTTGGGAATAAAAAGACATCAGATTCGGTCATAGCTTGGTATCTCATAAATGGTTTAAGTCCGTCATATTGTGAAACACCTTTAAGGTCCCCATATAGTGATGTTGTTTCCATAAAACAAGTTTCAATTTTTTCACCATACTTTTCCTTTAACATATTTCTTACTTCATGAGAACAAGCGATTAAAGCTAATAATTTACCACCAAGACAATTATAACCAAAAGGTTGTACAGGTACTATGATAGCTCCGTTAATCATACTTCGATTAACTTGTGTTGCTACTACCTTTTCACCAAAATATTCATTTCTAGGTTTGATTGCTAATACTGGTGAAGCCATTCTAATAAAACCAACATACTTATTTGAATTGGTTTCTTTAATACCCATCATGATTTGTCTACCTATTTGAGACTCTAAGGGTAATGATGTTATTATTTGTGTTGTAGGTGTGAATACCTTACCTTCTATAACCTCAAGTTCAAAGTTCATATCTTTAGGTTCAATAGAAAAATCATTAAACATTTCACCAGTATATTTAGAGTGGTCTATACCATCTATCTTTTCTTTTTTTCTCGCTAGAAAATAATCTTGTATTGTATCTAACCCCTGATAAAACCCAACAAAAGTGTCTCTAATCCCTAAAGTCTCTTCTTCTGTTAATAAAGGTTCGAATTCTTTTTTTTCTGCCATTTTTTTATTTATTAATATCTTTTTATGTCTTTATATACTAATAGTAAGAATAATCACTAAAACAATAAACACTTTAACTAAAATGAAAATAATACAAATATTAGTATTAAATTAATCGTCTATATTACCCATTTTCCAATAAGTTTCTAAAAGAAATTTTTCTATATCTTTAATAGGTCTTGATGTAGATACCCCTAAAGCATAAGGCAACCAATATTTTTCATAAAAATAGGTTGGGTCATTTTTACATCTTTCCATTTCTTTTTCTATTGAAAATGTGTGTGTTTGTATTTTATGTTTTGGTTTCAGCTTTTATTTTTTTGTTTTTCTAACCAAAAGTCTAAAACTTTTTTAGCTTCATAACCCATATAATTAACAGGTATTACCTCAAATTCATAATCTTTTTCTGGATTAAGATAAAATAAGGCCATCCTACCAACTTTTTTTCTAGTTTCCATCTGAAACATATAAGCGTATATAGACATCTGTAAAGCATACACATTAAATTGGCAGTCAGATAAATGGGAAACTGGGTTTTTTAACCATTGCCCATATTGTGACATATAGTTTAATTTTTTATTTGTTTTAAAATCCCACACATTAAAGTAATCACCACAATCTTCAATAATATCGGCTGTTCCAGCTAAAGAATGTTTTTCTGAAAAAAGGATTGTTTCAGGATAGATATCTCCTGTGGTCATAGGGTCTACTTTTTGAAACTTAGTTATGATTTCTTTTTCGTAATCACTTTTTGGGATATAAATTTTATCTGCTAATAGGTATCTTTCTAAAATTTCATGAACCTCAGTACCATATTCATTTGCTTCACGGTTAATGCGTCCCCACTCATCAAGTATTTCTTGTTGTGTCATCCCAATATATTCAGGCTTTTTATTTTCATCTAGTTGTAGAGATATGGCTCTAGCGACACCTTTAGTGTCAAAATGTGGTTCCAACATAGATAGGACCGTTGTAACAGATTTATATTTGACCTCCGTGTCTTCATGTATATAAACATGCTCTTCTGGTTCTAACCAAACTTTTGATTTTCTTTTACTTGCCATTAATTAGTTTTTTAATTTCAATATTTTTTTTAGTGGGACAATCATCGCAATAAGTTATGTCTAATATCCTTTGTATATCATCATCCATATCGATTAAAACGTCAGATTTACCAACATAATCAATAACCCCCTGATAACCTTCTGACTTGAATTTTTCTATTAAAATTTCTTTGTTTATATGTCTTTTGTTAAACCCCATTATAATTCACTTTCTTTTAGTTTGTAAGCACTTCTCATAACATCTACCACACCCTTTCTACCAAACTCTTCATGTATTTTGGCTATGTCATAATCTTCTTTTATTTTTACTACTTTAATTCTATTAAATAATTTCCCAACATTCAACTTTGTGTAATGTTTTTTTGCGTCACCCCAAGCATCGGAATCTAATAAAATTATAATATTAGCCGAAGCTTTATGAAAAAGTAAATGCATTAATTTGTCTGATATTTTTTTACCTAAGATTGGGACTGAGTTGTGTACAACCAAATGGTCGAAAGGGCCTTCAACTAAATAGATATCAGAATCCCAATTCAAACAACACTCATTAAAAATTATTTGTTCTTTATCAGAATCAGGGTTAAGATATTTTGGTTTTGCGTTAATATAAGTTCTAGTTACCCAATAGTTAAGTTCATTATTGGTGTCATATGAAGGTATCACAATTCTTGAATCATATTGTCCGCCACTAACAAACCCCATTTTAAATTTTTTAATAGTTTCTTCTGATAATTTCCTTTCTTTAGTTAAATAATTCCAAGCTTGTTTAACTAAAAGTGACTTTGGGTTTCCATCTTCAAAGGAGGTGAACCCTTTTGGTAATGTAAGGTCTTCTATAACATTTTTGTCTTTAACTTTAGTTTTAAAGCTAGATAAATCATAACCAATCATTTTTAACTTCTTAACTTGTTCTTTAGTTGCGAAAGTTTTAAATAATTTTTTTAAACCACCTTTAGTGCCATTTATTTCACCACAAGCCCAACAATGGTAAACACCCTCAGCTAAGTTAACTTCTAAATTTCCTTTACCATCACCATCATACTCACCTTTTTCAGCAGAACAAGTGGGACAATCAAAAGCGTATTGTTGTTTTGATTCATGTTTACGTTTAGGTTTACCCAAAACATCAGTTAAAATACCATAGATTAGTCTGTTTTCAGCCATGGTATAATTTTAATTAAAATTTATTAAAAAATAAAGGGGCTATTACCACCAATGGTAATCATCATTGTTAATGTATATCACTAAACCAGCAGTAACGACTATAGCTGATATAATTAACAAAATTGTCAAATTACTTTAATTTAACCTTTTCCGTACAATCCCACTTACCTTCTTTACACATAATAGCTCTAGTACAAGCGTAGGCATCAGTCATATCAAAGTTTTCTTTTTTAAGTGTATTATTTTTTGTATACTCCCAAACAATTTGTGGTTCTAAGTCAGCTACCTTATCCCAAATAACAGTTTTTTTGTCTACCTTCCAATCGTAAGCACCAAATAAAACTGGTTTATTTTTACTTAATTGTTTTTCGTTATAAGGTTCACCCTTTTTATTGTGAGTTCTTATTTGCATTAATTCAGGGAAAGAGTAAGCTCTAGCTTCATATGAGGATATAAAGTCAGGTATAACATTTAAAACTTCTGAAACCATTTTAGAAATCATTCCATTAAACTTTAGTAGTGTGCCTACAGTATAAACATTATTACTATTTAAAAGAGGTTCTTCAATAACTACTTTTTCGATATCTAACTCAATGTAACGAGTCAGTAATCTTTCAAACGCATCTACCTTTTTAAACAATTCCTCTAACTTTGTTTCGGGTCTTGGTTTAATTTTTGGTGTTATGTGTGTGAGTTCTAAGAGTTTACCATCTTCTTCAAATAATGAAATACCGATGGTCTTCGTTGATACATCTAATCCTAATATTCTTGCCATTTAAAACTATTTTTATTTATTTATTATGATGGATATATAGCCGGATTTACATCTGGTCCGTAAACATCACCAATACCACCATCTAATCTAACTTTAAGGTTCATGACCACATAGTTATCAGATTTTTTTATAATCTCTGTTGGTGTTCCTATTGCTGTTACTTGACCAGATGAGTCGTATAAACAAACTTGTGTCACCTTAACTTCTTCTTCACAATTTGAATCTCCTTCAGCTATAGCCTGTGCTCTAGATGGGTTTGTTGTAAATTTTAATACATCAGGATTGGCGTTAACTCTAACGTTTGCGGAAATACTTGTATCAAAGTCTTTAACCACCGCGTAAGCTTCTGTTGGTGGGAAAGTTGCTCTTGTGGTTCCCGTCCCACCTGTTGCGGAATAAAAGTTAAACCCTTGTACAATATTAGGGTCCCAAAAACATATGATACCACTAATACAATCTACCATACCCACAGCCCTGTCATAACCAAACCCGTTAAATTGTGCTGTTTTTTTATTATTTAAATATGGGTTGTCTACTTTATGTCCTTGACTAAAACCTGATGTAGAACCTGATGTTAAACTGGTGTAATCATTAAACATAAAACCAATAGCACTTTCATAAGAACTACCACTATTACCCTTACCTGATTGTTGGCCCATACCTGTATCGATAGTTACCTCTTTTAGAAATTCAAATTTTCTAGTATCACCAACAGTTTTAGCACAAGTTCCTGATGTTTCTCTTTGTAAAAGTTCTGGACTATTAAAGAAAGTTAAATAATTTGTAATAGAAGTTAAACCTGTTAATGTAGTGTCACCACTAAAAGTTGCTCCAGTGAATAGGGTTGGTATCACTACTGCTCCATCCCTACCTATTAGAGATTGTCTGTAAGTTTCGTTACTAACTAAACCAACAATAATACCGGTATCATTATAGGCCTCATATATTTTTTCTAAAGAAGTGTTTTTGTACCCACCCTGACTAATGTCAATATTATAATTATCCGCTATTTCATTTGTGTATAAACCTAAATTAGCGTAAAAATGTGACCAAACGTTTGTTTTAAAATTTACGTTTGTAGAAGGTGGTACGTATGTCCATTCTATTTTATCACCAGGAATAGCGTAAAAATAATTACTTTCTTCTGTAGTATTTTCTACTTTGGTACTTTCCGTTTCTACTAATGAACTCATTTTATTTTTTTTTTAATTATTTGTTACACGAAGTGTATTATTGTTGTTGTAAGTTAAAGTTACTATATTAGAATCAACTTTTATTATAGTAAAATTACTAGGTCTTAACCCAATATCGTTAACAGCTAAAGGTATAAAGTCTGCTGTTTGAAAATTTATGGTTTCACTCCTGTCATTAGTCTTATAATAAAGGTCGATAGATGTTGAGGAAAGGAAAGGGTTATAAGCTACATTATTATTACCCTCTATTTTATCTTTAAACCTGTTTTTGTTATTATAGTCAGTACTATTGTTGTAATATATTTTTAACATAATTAATTAATTATTAAGATATTATTATAACCTAAAATGGTTGCGTTAGGGTCATACACAAAATTATATTTTATATTACCACCAATAACTTTTAAACCTCCTGTATCAGGTATTTTTAAACTTAGGTTAATAGGTAATTCCCATTTATCAAAAGAAGTTTCATTAAAATAAAATTCAATATGATTTTTGGCCTTTTCAATCATACCTTTTATTAGTGACTGTCCCTTACTGTTAATATACCCCCAAACCGCTTGACCCATAAAACCATTAATGTCTAATGTCTTAAAATTTCTTGGTTCTTTTAAATAATATAAATCATCGTTATTTGTCCCTAAAATAACTGCCGGAGTAATTTCTTTATAGTTATCTACATTAGTTACTGTCTCTAAATTCACAAAATTAGTTTTACCGTTAATAACATACCCAAACTGTGGTGGGTTGAATGTGATATAAGAATTATGTCCTTCTAAATAATAACTACCCTCAATGTTAACACCAAAACCTAGTAACAAGCCAGTATAAAATCTTTCAAAAGATTTATCTGTTTGAGTTTTTTCTTCCCCTTTATATTCAACGTACCTACTATTAATTTTTAAATAATTCTGTCTGTCTACACTAGTATTAAAGTCGTATAAAGTGGTGAACCTACTGGTAGTGTCTATATTTTCCCAAGTTTTGTTAACAAAATTTTGTTCTTGTTTATTTAAATAGACCCCTTGTATGACTTTTAAACTTGTTTCTAAACTTTCACTATAACCACTAGTTTTAGCCACATCTTCTAACCATTCAAAATATTCGTGTAAGTTAATTGTTACATCTAAATTAGATTTTGTATAATCTTGTAATCCACAATTATTTTTGTAATAATTAACTACCCACCTTTGTTGTGTTTTAGTTATGTTTACTTCTGGTGGTGCTGATATTTGAGCCGTAGTAGATATTGCGTCAGTACAAGATTTTCTAGCGGTAAATAAAGATTTAGAACCTGTTATATTCATGATGTCATTTAGGTTTGGATTAACCTCAACATAATAAATTTCATTCATATCTGATAAACTAAAATACTTAAAACTTTGTTCTGCTCCGTTAGACATTAGTCTACGTAAACCATAATTAGTTAATTTTAAATTTACATTATTTGCCATTATTTTTTTGCTTTTACTATGTATCTAGGTTCTTTTTGTGTTGTAGAACTTTTATGACTACCTGTTATTTCTAATACACCTTGTGGTTCGACACATAAATGATATATAATGTCATCATCAGAAAAACTAAAGTAACTAAACGTATCTTTAAACCCTTTTGTTAAAAATTTAGTTTTACCATAAGGCGTTAAAATTAGTTTAACTTCATTCGTATTTTTTTCTAAAAAACCCATTATAAATCAAAGGCTATCTCTATAATCACTGTCGTTGTGTTATTTTTCTCTATTGGTAAATTCATTTTACCTATAGCAACTAAATCACCACTAGAACTATATATACCAACTTCTGATATGTGTGGATTTTGACCACTATTAGCCCATGTTGGGTTTGTTGTTGTATTAAATTGTGTTGGTGGTACCACTATATTAAATTTTGTTCTCCATTTTTTTGTTAAACCTGCTGATTCAATATTACCAAAGAAAAAGTTTTCATCACCAAACTGTAATAAATTAGGTTCTACTGATGTAGGTATATTAATGTAGTCATGTAACAAATAGTTACTGGATGTGTTGTATTTAGCTTTAGTTATTGTATATGTGGTATTTTCTAAGTTTATCGGGTTAATAGTGGACCCTGTTATATGACCGTCTATTTCATTAGTGAAATCCATTATTCTCCAGCTATTTGATACTGGTTTTTCGCCTGAACTAACTCTTTGTGCTATAATTTTAAAATTATTGGCTTCAAACCCTGTACCACCACTTATGGTCATATAAGGTAGACTTGACGTTGGGAATGTTATTTGTACGTCTTTCTTAGCGTTGTCAGGACATTCTTCTTCTGATAAAACAACACAGGTGTAGTTTTGTGCGTGAATACCTGTTGTGTATCCTGAGTTATTTTCTAATAAATAAGATACATATAAGTCTTGTGTTTGACCTAACAAACCGTCTGTCGCTGTTTGTAGCCCATAATTTAACGTTGGTAAAGTCCAATTTCTATTAGATTTGTAGGACAATGCAGTAACAACTTCTTGGTCGTCTATTGTTATTAATTGTTGGTCAGGGAAAATTCTACCAACAACATTATTATTTTCATCAGCTAAATCATAATACCTAACTTCTGTCGTAACACCACTTATTGTTACAAATTTTTCACTACTTATACCTGAAAAAGATTGTCCAATCATATCAGCAGTGCCTGAGCCTGAAAAAACTCTATTATGCCACATAATTGTCGGTATTTTAACTATAGGTGACGATGGTACTGTTGTATCAACATACAAACATTGTCCATACGTTTTTTCTAACTGGTTATCACATGTTTGTTCATTAGTGTAGTGTATAATAGAAATAGCTCTATAATCATCACAGTTACTAGTTATTTCAGATGTATAACCAAAGTATTCTTTTGACCCTATAAAATTTTCTGAACCATAACTAGGGAAAGTTTCGTATGTCCCAAACCCATCAGAAACACCTGCCATATCGTAAGACCACACATTACTTTGATTCCATACAGTTCCGGCACTATATATACTACTTGAGTCAAAAGTTTTACCACTAGGATAGAAAGCTGCCCAACACTCATTAGCTCCGGCATAACCTGGGAAATAAGCGAAGTTCCTATCAACCTCAACCGATAAAGTATTAGCTGAAAGTGTACCTGAAGTTCCTTGTACTTTATACCATAAATAAGGTACAGGTAAATTACTTTCAACCACACCATTAGTTTGTGTTGTTGTTAATTCATCATTACTCATTTTAACCAACATAAAATCACCATAACTAGGTTCGTATGTGTTTGTACCGTAAGAAGATGATTGTCTAACTTGTACAAACATTGTTGACCCTGTTAAACCACTTAATGGTACTACCGTGTCAGACTGTAATGAATAGTCAGTTGTTGTGTGTGCGGTATAATTTGTTGAACCTGTTAATGTTTCAAAAAAACCTAGTTCAGGGGCTTGTGAAACAGTAGATAATTCTAGAGCTGTTACATTCGTCAATCCAACACCCGCTTGAGCTGGGTTGGTTGTTGTTAGAGGTAGTAGAAATGTTTTCATTTCAGGCTGTTTAGCGTTAGCTCTAAGTATGTTCTCCAATGTAACATCGTATGTAGCACCTAAAGTACTATAGTCTATTTCAGAATCACCTAATTTAAATGAAATAAAGGTTAAGGCTCCATTAGCTAATAATTGTCTACCTTTGTTTGTAAGTCTAGCACTTACAACAATATCAGAATTTTTATCTATATAACTCACTTTTTATGTTTTTTTATAAATATCAATAACATTGATTTATTTTTTTTTATACTAAATATTTCTCTCTATATTTGTTAATTGCTGATTGACCAGGGACTAACCCAAAATAAAAATATGGCATGTTAGTTTTAACATCTATATATGGGTTTGAGTAAATACTTTGGTTTGTTACTGTCCATTGTGGACTTGGTACCACTTCATTTGGTTCATACCTATCTTTTAATAAACTATCAACAGCGAAAGGACCGTTAACACCGTCTGGGTCAAAATTAGTGAAACTACCAGTAACATCCCAAACAGGTGGGTTATCAATATCCCAAACCAATACACCATTTGCGTTAGTGTATTGTACTGGTACACGAACAATTGAATTATGTTCTTTAGCTACTTCAGCAACAGTAGTTCTATATTTTGTTTTTAGTTCAAATTCTTTACATTGTGGTTTACCCCTTTTTGTGAATAGTTCTTTAAACTTACAGCTTTCTTGACGCATTAAAAAAATAAAAACGTCTTTTGGGTCTTCGAATGAAGATTCGTCAAATTTTTTGGTTGTTTCTTGTCTATCAAAACCATTTTCCCCACCTGTACCGACTTTAATTACCTGTGGTGGGTTAACACCTGGTGATGATGATGGTATTTGGTAAGGGCTTAATTGACCTAGATTATCACCAGTATAAGGGTTTATTTTATCACCCAACCTTAAATCATTTATCCTACAATTAAAAACAGTGTTTCCATTAGTATTCTCAGAATTCGTACTTATACAATTTTCAATATCACTAAAAGTATCGGCACACATTTCAAACCTACCTAGACTAACTATTTTTGTGGAAGACATCCAATTACAATAAATATATTCACCAGAATCGTTAGCTCCATTAGGTAATCCAGGTGTATTTAATGGTACTTTTATTTTAGGGGAACCAGTAATATCACCACCAACATAATTTCTATCACTAGGGTCACCTGAAGGTCCTAAAATTAAACATTGACCTTCACTACAAGTATTTTCTAGATAACTTCCCAATCCAATGATGTCAAGAAAAAATTGTGAAAGTGCACTATACCCAGCGTAATTATCACCACCTAAATTGGTACTTCCAGGACCACAAAATTTATTTTTAACTTTACCATTATTTTTAATTTTATTTTTACTTTTAAATTGGAACAGATAAGCTGAACCATTTAACCACGCGTCAAAAAAAGTAAATTTTAAAGCTTTTGTTGTTAAAGCCGCTTCATATATTGCACAACATTTCCAATTTTGTAGTTGGTTTAGTGAATTACAGTTAAGTGCGTTTGGTGCTAATAAATTAAAAGATATACAAGCGTCAGTATCACATCCCCCACCACTACTGTCAGGGCAACAAGGGTCACCAGATGTACCAGAACCTGTTGCGACAGCAGTACCATCACAAGAACAACTATCAAAACCAGCGCATTGTGGGTCAATAATGTATTCTCTATCACCACAAGGCAGTGGTATGGGTGGTATAAAATCAATTATAAACCTAAATGGTTGGAAGTTAGCTATCTGTCTACATCTATCAGTACCAATAAATCTAACATAAGAACAGATTCTTAAATTACCTAAAAATATTGCAAGAAAAAAAATAAAAGTAATTATAGTTATTATTAGTGAGATTATAGAAAAAAGAAAACTAGCTTTTTTCATTGCAGTACTCATAGGGAAATAATTTTTATCATCACACTCATTACCACCTTTAATACCTAAAAAACTAAATCTATCACCACCTCTTTTATATTTTTTTATAAAATGTGAAAGAGTGTAAACTTGTTTCCATTCAAATGTGTGAAAATCTAAGTCTAAATCACTACTAATTGTTTTTGGTGTGATTATGGATTGTGGAGGGTTACCACTATCTCCACCGAATTCTAACCCTACATTAGTTTGGTTTACATCGTCATATTGTCCAATTTCAGTGGTCCATCTTTGTTGTTCAGTACCTTCGGTACCCCCATGGTATCTATGTAAAGATGGTACAATTAAACTAGCTGTAGTAAATTTTTTCCTTAAAGAAGGGTCATTAAATTTTAATTTAAATCTATATTTACCCTTTGTCGCTATCCCAACACCGGGTTCTAATGATGGTACTAAATTACCAAACTCATCTGTTACTAACCTGTCATAGTACATAGGTAAATTAAAAGCATAAGCACCAGCATCATCTATAACGTCATTCCCACCTGTTATATTATAATTTTCTATACCTATAGGGTTTTCGGCATCGTCATAAGTAACTCTTAATATGTCCATAGTGCCACCTCTAGTCAATAACTCACATTGTTCTCCAGTATCATTTTTAGGGTTACATCTTTTATTTAAAGAATTTTTTTTAACATCTGAAAAAATAGACCCCATAAAAATAGATGTCGGTACTATTTCTATACCCGTATCAAAATCTGTTCTTGTAATACCCCAATCACATGTCTCTTGGTCACCCCAAAAAGGTACGACATTCGCACTTTTACTTTGCGTTTTTAATTGTGGTAATTCATCTAAATTTTCTGAAGATTTAAAACGATTATAACCGTTAAATAACTCTTTAGGCATTCCTTGTTCAATTAAATCATAAGGTCTTAAAGAAATAGAACCTATATCGCTCAAATCAATATCGATGTGAATTGTTTGTTGACCTACAGGTACACCAAAAAGAATGTAATCACCAGCACTATTTGTTCTAGTAGTATATTTATAGTATTTTTCAAATATATCTAACTGAATATCACTATTTAAAACATCTTCTTTTGTAGGAAAAGTACCAACTGGTGTGTTTAACTCACAAGTTGCTTCAGATAGTAATAAATTATATCTATATCCTTGACTATTTTTTGATGTAATATCTTTAAATGGGTATAGTTGTTCAATCAAATCATCCCTTTCATCTTCATCTGTTACTGGTATAAAAACAGAAATTTTAGCGTTTGGTACTCCAAACCCTTTATTAGCGATAACTCTACCAACCAAAACACCATAATCGGCACAAAAAGTTCTATATAAATCTTGTTGTGATATTTTTAAACTTAATATTTCTAAAAAATCAAAATTTTGGTCTAAATTTACCGTTAAATTTTTATCACCAATCTTGGTTTTTATTCTAACACTTTTATTTTGCATTAATAACTATTTTTAGAGTAATTCATATTAACTTGGAAAAATCCAGTTTCACTAACATTCCTAGTTTTAACATTATTTCCGAATAATATAGGGTAATTTTTAAAAAAATATACCTTAAATAAAAAATTATTTCCTACTGTTGTTGGTAGTTCTTCTAACTCTTTTGAGTAGAAGGGTTCCCCCTTTATAAGGTCAACAAATATTTGTTGTATTGGGTTGTCAAAATTTTCATCTTCTTCAGTGGTTACTTGTATTAAGAATTCACCATTTTTAGGTAAATATTGTTCATAACTTTCCGGAACATACCAATTTACTGTTGGTGTCAATGTTCTATAAATCCCAACATCAAGATACCCGCTTGGTGAGTCTGTTAAATAAAATACCGATACAGCATCACCTTCTTTTATTACGGTATTAGGTTCCATAATTAACTTTGTATTATCTGAATTACTTGTAAAAAATTCAATATTTTCTGTGAGTGTAACACCGTTAATAGTAAAAATAATCTTAGAACTATCTTTTATCGGTTGTGTTGTTAATAGTTCTTGTCTTGACCTTACTGTGTTATAATTAATTGATGGTCTTGAAGCTCCTGAATATGTGACATCAGTTGTTATTCCAGATACAATAAAAGCATCCATTTCTAAGTAATCTTCATTTAAGTTAAATATATCCTTAGTATCTTCCTGTAAATCTAAATACGTAACCTTTAATTGGTCTCTTCCTGGCTCTAAAGTTCCGTTAACTAATTCTATTAAACCTACATTATCTACAGAACTTACCCAATCAGCCCCTTCGGTTAATTGTATTCCATTCAGGTAAACAAGCATTTTATTATTTAAAGGTATGCCGTTAATTTTAAAAAATGTTGTTTGACCGGCTCGGATTGGTACTAGTTCTGTATTTAAAACAGTATCTTTAATTAAACCGCCTGAATTATTAGTGAATAGTATTGGTTTTTCTGGATTTGTGACCGTAATAAAATACCACCCATCTGAATATAAGTCTTCTTTAGGGTAGGTGGATAAGTTAAAAGTGTTTATAGATAAGTTAGTAGGGCATTCTTTAGTTTTAAATATAGAGTAATCTTTTAAAAAATATTGAGCATCTTTTACTGGTAAATCTCCTTGGACTATCTTGTCGACAATTGTGTTGCCTGTTATCGCGGAAAAAACAAAACAATCAGTTAAAATAGAATCATTTTGTGTGATAAAATCTGTGTTTTTGTTAAGTAAATCTAAATCAAATATGTGATAACAAAAACTACCTGTATACCCACTATATTCTGTATTACCTGTTATATTAAAAGTTAAATCAAAATCTTCTATTTCAGATAAATTATAAACAGCTGAACAACCAGAAACAGAATAGGTTGTACCTGTGGTAATACCACTACAGGCTGTTGTTGTGTACCCTGTTGTAGCTTTAACAGTACCATCCATGTAATAAAGTGGTTGTTTAAATTCTTCATTACAAAAATTAACACTATTTTCTAAATTAAATATATTAGAAAGACCTGACCTATCGACATCTGTTTGTATTGATTTTTTAATATCTATGGTAGGGATATTTGTTTTTTTATTTTTACAAAGTATACACATTATTTAAATATTGTTTCTGATTTTGCTTTCGTTGTTATAGACATATAGTTATTTAGCCCTTTTTTTTGTGTATCAGTTGGGCCTGTAAAATCTTTTTCATTAGTTTCAGTTAGTCCTGTAGGTTCTGAAGGTGTTGTTATTACTGTAGTACCGTCTTCCATTATTGGTCCATCATCTGAATTATTTGGTTCCCCACCCGACTCATTATTAATAGTAGTATCACTACTATTTTCATCTGGAACATCACCACCATTATTCGTATTTGTTGTACCAGTTGCGACAGGTGCAAAATCTGTACCATACTCAATAACAGTTATCTCAGAATCAACATATTCATAATCATAATCACATTCTCCAAATTCTGTACATATTAAATCGTTATTATTACACCATTTTTCACCTGAAACAAATATTGTGGTTGCCGGAACAAACTGTTCAATCATCCTAACCCAAAAACTTTGGAAAGTTTTTTTATAATCTTCTAGTTGTAATAAACTAACTTTTTTAAGACAATAAGAGCCATATTCTTCAGTTAATATTGTAGGGTTAGTGTATAGGGTTTCAGGTGGTGTAGTATATATTTCATAGTATACCCCAGAAAAATCGAATGTTGGGCTAATCAGTGGTGGTGAATTCAAATCTAAACTTCTATAATCTATAATACTTGATATGGTATAAGATATGCCAGATAATGGTATGTTAACCGTATCACCAGTCGATATACCTGCCGTTAAAAAACTATTAAAAGGTACTGGATTTGAAATTATGTTAGTATTTATTAAATCTTGCGGTGGTACAGCTCCTTGTGATGTAAAACCACTAGTAATAAATACAGGAACTTCTGTAGACGCACTATAACACATACTCGTACCACTAAGTTTGTACCCATCCGGACAAGTTGTCTTGTAACAACTTTTTGTGTTAGCACTTAAAGTATATCCAGCCGGACAAGGGCTATCTTCAATACAACATTCAGAACACATATTGAATGTGAGTTCCATTTCTTTACTGTTTATAACAGCTTTACTGTGTGGTTCTTTAATGTTTGATTGTTCATAATAGTCAGTATACCTCCAAGGTAAATCGGCGTCACTACTTGGAGCGAAAGTTCTATTAACAAACCCAAACTTTTCTAATAAACCTACATCACCTTGGTTTCTATCTATTATATCCTCAGTTGATAGCCCAATTTCATCTGTTCCTGGATTATATACCCAAGACTTTTTATTATCTATTACTCTTTTTAAATCAAACCCAGGACAATCGTTTTTTTGGTAAAAAGCTCTATCTTCTTCCTTAAAACAATCTACCCTAACATTGTCAATCCTTATATCGTAGTCACAACAAATTAATAATCCATTAAACACTAAATTTACGTTAAAACTGTCACTAGTAGTTGTTACGACTCTTAACCCTAAATCTACCCAAGTATTAAACTCATCGTCTTGTGAGTTAAAAATACCTAATTGTTCTACTGTAAAAGAAGGGTTGTCAGGTAGTAATGAAGCTACTATATCAGAAAAACACTCTTTAGGTGGTCTAGCGAAATAAATTTTTGCTGAAATCAATAAATCATCACAATCATCATTTATTATAGGTTCTTCATTTATTACTATAATAGGTTGTGGTGCTGGCGGTGGTGTTACTACTTGGTATAAACATAACTTTAATTCTGTATCATATATAACTTCAACCCCAACGTTTTCTGTTGTACAACAGTTTGGATAGTGAGATAAAGGTATAAGTTCTTTAGATGACGTTCCTGAACCAAAAACTTGTAATGTGTTTAATGGTGTGTCGGGGTTACTAGCACTTTGTTCTACAATAAAATCATCGAAAGGGCAATCATTAGTTTCTTTTTGGTATAAACAAAATCTACCATCCCAAACAGTAAGGAAATTTTCACTATTATAAAATTCACAACATTCTTTTGTTTTAATCCCAAGTATAGTTGTTTGGTCTTCCGCTGATATTTGTATTGCTTCAATCGGTGGACAAGGGTTAGATTGTTTATTTAATGTACACGCGTATTTTCTACTACTAATCTGAGTGTAGGTTACAGGTGCTCCTACCACACTTTCAGTACAACATTCATCACTTAAATTTTGACCTTCAAATGTAATTACGATTGGGTCGGTATTACTCCATGTGAGCTGTTCTGTTCTAGGGCAATTAAATATGTCACCAAAATCTATGATTGACACACCTGAACCTAAGTCTGGAATACCGTCATTAGATTCAGTACCACCATCACCTTTAATTGGGTCACCTGATTCCTCATTAGTAGATATAATTTTATAACAACATCCAGAACATATAGCGTTAGGTGGTGCACCAGAATTACAATTACTTTTTAAATAAGTGCCTGTATACCCTTCACATGTTTTTGTGGCAAAAACATTATAATTTATAGCTGTACTATCTGTACAACCAATTACATCTTTTTCATCATCCCCTACTATATTATTTGCTTGTGCCATATATTTCTAAATATCTAATCGTAAGTTATTTGCCCTAATGTATATGGGTAACACTGTTCTGGTTCTACACCATACGTAGGTATGGTTTGATTTATCGTAAAACATGTTTCATTTGTTACTGATGTTATTTTATTAGCGACATAACCGAAGGTGGGGTTGGGTACAAAGCTATTGTTGGCTACGGAATCGAAAAAGAAATTTATGTTACTACTGAATGACCCTTCCGGATTAACGTTTAAGTTTGTAACAACACTTGGTTTACGTATTTCAAAAGTAAAAGCACCTTTACTTTCAGGTAAAGTTAGGTAATGGAAATAGTATTCTATATAGTAATTATCTTCTTTAGGGCTAATTATATAAAAACCATATTTGTTATCTACTCCCCCAGTATTAGATGGTGAATTTCCGCTTATATTTTTTGGTGTTCCAGGTAATTGGGCTTTATAATCAGTTAAACCGTACTGGTTAAACACTTGTTGTAAAAATAATACACTATTTTTTATATCAGGTGAAGCTAATTGTTGTCCAATTACCGCTGATGGTGGATTACCTTGTATGTACTCCACACCGTTTATTGTTAACTTTCTTATTTTTAATAGAACTCTTATATCACCAGCATTTTCTAAAGTTGGGCTACCAAAAAATGTTTCTAAAGAAAAAATACCTTCTTCCACAAATTGTCCGGTTTGGTTAGTGTTGTTTATTCCAGCTATGAACCTTCCAAGGAAACTTTCAACTAATTGGTATCTACCCGTTTGGTATTCCATGTTTTGGCTCTCTATGTTTCTAGTACAACCAAGGTTACTGTTGAAAGTCCAAGTTTCGTTATTGTTCAAATTATCGTATGCTGCACAACATAGTTTACTAACCGCTTTACCGTCTTGTGTTTGTAATAATTCATAATTACCGTCATTATCTAAAATAGTTATAGTTGTAAAACTAGCTAATTCAGTTTGGGAACACCTAGTAAAACCAGTACCACCATTACCACCAGTACCACTTCCTCCACCATCAACGCTTTCTTTAATACACACTGTATTACCGTAATAGTCTTTACTTAAATAACCCATTTTTAATTTACAACATTCAGCATTAGTTATATTTTGATTATCGTTTGTTAAAATAACACATAAACTATCTTCTTTTACTTTACACTGGATGCCGTCCCACACTACAGGTTGACCAACAAAATCGTCAGTACAACATCTTGAATCTTTAATTCCAAACACAACACCACCATTAATATAAATCTCTTTTTGTGAACAATCTATAGAACTTACTTTGGGTACACATCCTGAACTGTCTAACTTTCCATCACCATTTGAATCAAAAGATGTGAATTCAACAGGTGCACCCATTAAGAGTTCGGTACAACATCCGATATCTTTAACCGTTTTTCCGTTTATTAAAAACTGGTTGGGTGATTGGTTTTCTTGTGTGATTAACCCACCACAAGGGTCATTATTGATAAAAACTTCAGATATTAATTCTCCATCAATTGATTCCTCATTATTGGGTATAGTTTTATAACAACACCCAGAACATATAGCGTTAGCTGGTGCACCAGAATTACAATTACTTTTTAAATAAGTGCCTGTATACCCTTCACACATTTTATTAGCGAAAGCGTTATAATTTATAGCTGAACCATCTGTACAACCAATAACCTCTTTTACATCATCACCTTGTCCTTGGGGTTGAACTCTTTGTTTATTAGTTGGTTCGTTATTAGAATTTTGTTTAGCTAGTATCGCACCATAATAATCTTCATCACACAGTATTTGTGTTGGTGGACACCAATAACAAAGTGTTTTTGGTTCTGGTAAAGGTTTTGTTGTACTATTTTCTTTAAATAACTCTTCTATAGTAAAGATATCCTCAGCAATATTTATATCATTGTCTAGGTTTGGTAAATAATATCCACCTATTTCTTTACAACAAATTTCTGTTATTTCTAAAGATTGTATCAATACTTGTGGTTTTGACAAATAAAGTTGTGGGAATTGGGATAACTTTGGTTCCGCACTACTAGAAAGTGGACTTTTAGTGTCATCGAAACCAATAAAAATAACACCATTACCATAGTTAATAAATTCACTAGGACATGGTATTACACAATTAAGGTTAAAAACAATCCTAAAGGATTGTTGGCTTTCACCAAAAGAAATTTGATTATCAGCCCCTGCTGAAACTATATTAACATTATTTAACCCCCTATTTGTGGTGTTCATTATTTCAGCATAATCTTCACCAAAATTGTTTAAACCATTTTCAATGGTACCATTTTCATAATCTATAAATAAATTATCTAATGTATTAAAGGTGGTCGTACCTGTTGTTACACCTTCAAAAGAATCTATAAGACATTCAAGGGAACTTAAATAAGCTTTACCATAATCATAAGGTCCTGTGTGTGGGTTATTTCCTTCTTCTGACAAGTTACCACCATTATACCAAAAACCATTTAATTGGTAATAGTATTCTGGTGAATTATTAGCTACTTTAGGGAAACCATATACATCGATTGGGTAATCGCTAGCATTTAATTCAGCTCCATATACGTTGGTAACTGGTTCACCATCGGTAACCTCAACACCTGACCCTAAAGGTTCTACACCTAAATATTTTGCTATAACGTCAAATGTTTCATCTACATCTAATGGGGCATTTTTGGCTATGTAAATGTACTCATCTAAACTTATAACACATTTTTGTATTTTAAATAAATTTAAGAAAAATTCTAAAACTTTCCTATGACCTTTAGATTTAAATAACCACCAAGCATTTATAACCAACCGTCTCCATAATTCAATATCCATTTCTTTTGGTGATAAGTTTCTTGAATATCCTGAAAAAGGTATATTTAGTAAATTACCATAACCTTCTTGTGTAGTATCATTTGGTAAATCGTTTTTAAAAAGATTATTTTCAAAAAAACTTAGTAATACATCTAAACCTAATTCACTAGCTAAAATTTTAACTAGCTGGTCTGGTATGTTATCTTTTTTATTATAGGTAACTACCCTAGCGAAAGATATACCATCTATGTATTTTTTAATTTCATCAAATTCCCTACCGTAAATTTTTAATAATTTATTAACTTTTCTACCATAAACTTCATTTCCACCACCATCAGTATCAAAATCAATAATTGACCCTGTTACAAATCTTCTAGATATTAAATCTGTCTTTAGTTCGTCAAAACTGTTAGCTTCATTTAACCAACTTGATACATATATTTGGAAGTTACCTCCCCCACTATCTAAATTATAACCATCTGAAGTTGGCCATGTTAATGTTTTTTGAGCTAGAATTATTGTTCCACTATCTGTCTTTTTTGGTGATTGGATTTTAAAGCTATAACGAGGTGTTGTTAATTCATTTAACATTTGTTTTTCAAACTCGTTTAACAAATTAAAAAAATATTTATTTAAAATTTCTTCTTTAGGTCTTAGGTGGTAATTGTAACTACCAAAACCAATAGATTCTAATGGTGGCCAAGCATTTTTATTAACTTCAACATAAATGTATGGGTCAGTTTCGGTACTACCTGTAAAGTTAGTAACAAAAAAATCACCAAAAGTGTTACTAATTTGGTAGTCCCCAAAATGAAAATTAAGGTTATATATTTCCCCATAATTTTCATTTTGATTAAATAATGTACTTGTGTACTCACTATTATCACTATATTTCAAATCATAAACTAAAGCGTAGTTATTTATTATAACTGAAGCTGGTATTTTAAAGTATGATTTATCTTTAACACTATCGTAACTATAATTTAAAATTGTGTTTTTTTCTGTTTGTGTTGGGTCTGTAGGTTGTAAGTTGTTTACATATAAAGAACCTTTCCATTTTAATAAAATATTTTTTATTTTTTCAGAAATAAATTCATAAAAACTACCAAAATAAACATACCTTTCTATATTAGTAGGGTCTAGATTTAATATGGTTTTTACTGACTCGTTTGAGAGTATCTCTGATTCTTGTGATGTTAAACTTAGCGTTTCTAAACTATATGAATCAGAAAAAGAACCTGTATTATAAACTTTACTAATACCCGTACTAGAGTTAGTGGTGATATCAAAATTACCCAACGTAAATAAAGTTGTCCCTTGTGTAAATTGTAAACCTACTAAGTTAGGTGAAAAATCACCTTTCCCTATTTTATATGGTTCCGTTATCGAACCTGGTACTACTTTTCTAGCCATCTATCTATGCGTTTGGTACGTCAGTTATTGTTTCAAAATCTTTAGTGTCATCTATCTGGTCTGTTTGTTCTCTAATCTCAAATAATGGTTCTCCAGTGAATTCATCTTGTATTTCATATAAATTGTATTGTTTATAAATTTGATTATCAAAATCATAAATTGTGTATTTACCATCTTGAATACCTTTACTTTGATTACCGAATAACCCATAAGCTAAGCTTTCCGTATCAAACTCAACCATTTCTAATTCTATGGTTACAGGGTTAAAGAAAGTGTTTGTGATTACAACCGTTCCACCAGGTGAACCAATAAAAGGTATTTTGTTTGGTGTTATCGAAGCTGGTGAACTCGGTGTTAGAGTACAAAATAATAAATTGGAGTTATCATTAAACCTATATCTAGTCGATTTTTGTGTTGTGTTAGGTATGTTAGCGGCTACAGCTTCAGTTAAATTTGCTGAAGTAACTATCCTATATAAATTAGGTATTATTTGATTATCTTCATAATACTCTATTCTATAACCAACCATTGAGTCGTTTTGTGCTAAAATTGGTGGTAGTTGGTTAGTATCAAAAATTAAACCTTTAATGTCAGGATAAGCGGACAAAACACCACAATCAAGTATGTCTATATTATATTGTTTGGGTCTAATCATTATAGTGTAGAACCCCTTATCTGAAAATAAATCAGATGGTAAATTTAAGTTATATAAACCAGATAATGTTGGTTGTGTTCCGTTAACCGCTAATGGGTTTTTAAATTGTGTTAAAAAATTATTAGCGTCTAATATTCTAATTGGTGCTAACGGTGGTTCGTCCCTGCTTGGTGTGTAGGTATAAAAAATATCTACATCATCTGGTGTTACATTAGCGGGTCTAATTGTTCCATAATTTCCTGTTGCCATTTTAATTTATTTTAAATATATTGTAATACCCATTTTTGTATTCTACTAATTGGTCTAATGTTATTATTTCACCCATTCTTAAATGGTTTTCAAAAACAGAAGTTTCCTGTCTTTCAATAAATATCTCTTCATCTACTTTGGGCGGTTCTGAAAGGTTCATTTCTACTTCTTTTTTAATAACATTAATATTTTCTTCCGATAATCCACTAGACTCAAAAAAATAAACAGTTTGGGTTTTAAAAAAATCTGTACTATCAGGGAATAATGGTTTACCTATTGTTGTTAGATATTTTATACCATCTATAACGTATTCAACAGAATCTACATCACCAAATGTGTTAAAAGTAAGTTGTGTAACGCCAAGATACCCTATTTGGTACGGTTGGCTTTTACTATAAGTTTTTACCTCTGATAATCTATCGTCTGTATACCCACTTAAAATCATAATTATTTTTTTATATTTTTTTTATATTTTTTTATACACACTTAAAACAATAAAAACAAACCATACACCTTCTACCTACTGGACATCTCGGGTCACCCTGTTTAGCTTCTTCACATTTTTTAGACAAGATTGGGTCTATTCCAGAAGGAAAAGAATTATTGCTACAACCACCAAATGGTTCAAAAAACTCATTTATATTTTGTTCGAGGTCGAAATTAGAAAAAGTTGTTTTTACTTTTACACCTCCATGTACAATACCACCATTTATAGTAAGGTTTTTACCCTGGTAAGAAACCATTCCAGTTTTAACTTCTACTTCTTTGTTTTTATCTCTACAAAAATTATTAGCTTTTGAGAAAGCTAAACCATAACCGTTATAGGTTGGGTTACTTGTATCATAAAATGGTCCGTAATAGGTATCACTGCCTATATCTTGCATATTTGATTTAGTGTTCTCGTCTAGTACTGGTTGTGCTGACCTACTAGTTAACTCAGAGTGACATCTTGAACATTTAGATTTTGGCCAAGGACCGCCATTATCTTGCTCAACATCGGTATTTTGTGGTAATGCACAACAACCGCCTAATGCGTCCCATTCATTATTAATTAACGAGAACGGGTTAGACTGTGGGACATTAAGTTTACTCCACCAAGAGAAGAACGGTTCATTATTTGTACCAAAATTAGCACACTCTTCATTACTATATTTACCGGCTAGTGGGGTGAAGTAAGTAGTCTCGTCAAATTGAGGTAAGAATATATTTGCGTTTGATGGGTCTATTAGTCCCGAAAAACTGTTCGGAAGGTTATCACAACCCCCTATTTGACATGTTGGGCTAGTTTTGTAATAAAAGGGGGTAGATTTATAAGACCTCCAACCAGCTCTAGATGGGTCAGAAATCGAACCAGACGTATTTGGATTACTAATAAAGTACTGTTCTAATGCGTTACTTTGGGTAAAGTCTCCCGTACCTGGACCTTTTGTACCTGGTTTAGTATATATGTAGGGTGAATCGTATCTAGTTATACTAAATAAACCACTATCAACTGAACCTGGTTTTGACGGGTCTATTGTTGGGTAATTTTCATCAAATTCAATAAACCCGTCACCATCCCTATCAAAATAACTAACTGGGTTAGTGTTTGTTGGACAACTAAATGTGGTTTCAAATATTTCTTCTTGAGTATTTTGAATATAACTTGTACCATTAGACGGTATTGCTTGAAGCCCTGCTAAACTGGCTCCAATAGTTTGAACATGTTGTACACTATAAGGTCCTTGACAAAGGTTTGGTATTACTTGACTAAAAATTAGCTCCTGATTACATTCATAGAAATTACCTACCCGTCTATTAGTAAGGGTAACGGCGTCCCATGGTACATCGTAATTGGGGGTTTGGTACCCGTTATGATAATATAACCACAGTAGTTGAGATTGATTCTCTGCAGCCGTAATATTTACGGAAGGTGTTACAAACACAAATGATTCTGTCCCTGTCACAGTTCGACCTTCGGGGCTAAGATTCGAAGGTCCATTAAACAGAGGTCCAGTTAACCATTCTAAATCTTGTGCTATATTTGGATTAGAAAAACTGGAAAATGTGTCTGGTTCTAGTGGTCTTAGTATTTCGTTATTATCAGATTTGAATATCTGTAAAGATAGAAATTTAGCTTTCTGTTGGTATAAATTATCGGCTGTACTGCCAACCCCATTTGTGGGGTTTAGGTACGTAATTTTTATTTGTGACCCCCCACCTAATGTTATTGTAAAATCTCTAAAAGGTTTTGTTGAATAAGAATTGTTACCTGAAAAAAGGTTTCCATCTTTAGCTAAAAATATTTTAACTTTTTCATCTAAACTAAAACTACCTTTATTAGAGTCATAAGTAATTTCATTGTCTTGGTATATTATTTCTGAACTACTAGGTGTTACAATTTGGTACCCACCACCATTGTCTACCTCTATTTTTATTGAAGCTCCGTACCAACCACCTTGTTTAGATGGGTCAGCATTTGACACTGGCTGCTCATTATCAAGATTCCACAATCTAAAGTTCATTGTACAATCACTCCCATTTTTAGTTACATAAATTTGTTCAGTATCATTTAAAATTAAGTCATCATTCCATGGACCCCAATCAGTGTAAACAGTCAAACAATCAAGAGAGTTAAAACCACTACCACCACCCCCACCGTAAGTATAATTATCAGTATTTACGTATTGACAACAACTATTATTTGGGCATGGACTAAATCCTGACACACCATTAAGTGGTTGGTAATTAAGTGCTGCTTCATCGGGGCAAAACTCAGATGGGTTTAGTGGTACTGTACTGTCATCAGTTCCTTGTGGGTTAACTAATGGTGGTGGTGTATAACCACCATCGTTTATAATACCACTTCCGTCTTCACCCCATATAGAAGAAAAATCCACAATTTCAAAATCAGAACTAACACCCAAATTATAATGTCCAATATTTTTAATCTCTTGGTCTATGCCTATCTGTAAGTGATAGTTGTCAGAGTAGGGTTTATAGGCTAGAGTGTCATTACGATTATCACCATCAGTATCTATTAATCTAAATGATTTATAATATTTTATTTTTCTTTCGTAGTATGACATTAAGTTTCTAATATATATTCTGTCATCGTTATCGTATTTTGTGTATTAGCTCCAATCCCATTTACCGCTCTAAATTGGTAGAACCCATTTGTGTTTTTAGGGTTATATATTAATAATTGACTAGTTTTCCATTCTTGATTATTTTTTATACCATCAATACTTATTAGACTGTTAGAACCATCTGGTGGGTTCATAAATCTATGTACTCTCCCTGTTTTAGCGTTAAAAAATCTAGCTTCCATATAAACAATTCTATTATCAAAACTATTAGAAAATAATTCGTCATTTTTTAACCAAAAAATTCTACCAAAATTAAACTGAGGTTTTTTGCTCCCAAAAACATCTATTTCTTCTGTTAATAATAAGTTTTGATTTCTAGTGTCATTACTATCTAAAAAATATAACCTAAAAAAACTTTTTTTAAAGTTACTTTTTATATTAATTTCATCATCATCAAATCCGGCTAAATTATAACCACCTGTTAAGGTATTGTCATCGTATTGAGCCGTATCTTTATTAAAAAACCTAAATTTTAAATTTAACCCAGGATAAGGTATACTAAGATACTTTATTCTTTCATAGTCAACTATCTTATTTATAGATTTTTTTTCTTCTTCTTTTACGAAATTTTTAATCTCGTCACCATAGTCCACCACCTCAAAGGATGTGTTTATTGGTATAATAATGTTTTTATAATTATACGCTTTATTTATTGTTTGTCCTGATGATATGGTTATTTTTCTATTTTTAAAATTATCTTTATTTCTTTGATTTAGTAGGGGATATAGTTCATAGTCTGATTTTACTATTGCGTTATTTGTGTAGTTGACATCTGATTCATCCCCAGAGGTTGGGATTCTTAAACTTTTTATATTTGCAGAAAAAACACTTCTTGATGGTCCGAGTTTATAATTTATGTTTAAGTATTCTGTAAATTTTTGGTTTCCGGTATGACCAGTATTTATCATAGGGTTTATTGTACCCCCTGTTATAAACTTATTGTTATTCTTTATTTTAAATCTATATAAACTCATTAACAAATAATTATTGGTTTTACACTTGCTTTATTACCAAAAACAGTTATAGTTTCATCTGGGTTTTGCCTTCTAACAAAAATATGTTTATTAGTGTATATATAATTACACCCATTTAAAAATGGATAATCCACACCGTTATTACCTTCTTCTATAAAACCTGGAGTTAAAACATCCCTCCATCGTACATCACCGTTTGGCCTTTTTTCTGCATCACCAGGTATACCAACAACTTTTTGTTTAAATAAAGCTGTTTCTATTTGGTTAGAGTATTTTCTTATGTTTATTTGTTGGAAAGGGTATAAATAATATCCTTCTTCTGGGGTATTCCTAACGTTTAAACCAAATCGATGTATAATTTTAGATATTGTTTTTTCTAATAACTCAAACCTATTATATTCAACAAAATCACCAAAGTATTCGTCATTACCCACTATTTTTTTTTCTATTGTACCCACACCGTTAGGGTTATTTATAGAAATATTCTCTAACTCAACACCACCAGATGTGGTCCTCCTTTGGAAATCCCAATGGGCAGTTACATCAGACCAATTAAAAGGATTTTTACCCGCTCTTTTAATTGTTGCTATATGTATTTGTGTTAGTTCACCCCCTCTATGGTTATACAAATTTTTTGTCTCTACATTGTTTAAAAAATTAAACAACCAAGTATTGTTAGCTACACCAAATAAATCATTAACACTATCGGGGTATATACTATGACCGAATTCAGTTGCCTTTGTTACTTCATAACTAGTATCAGATAATAAACTAAATTTTCTAATATAATAATCTGAAGGTATTCCGTCCATTCTTCTAAAACTAACATCTATGTTATTTATAACTATGTTAGGTGTGTTCCCTAGTTTTAGGTCTAAAACAAATTCGTATCTATTTACAATATGTTCTACTCTATGAGTACCATTTAAAATAAAATTATTATCATTTGCTCTAACATCAACATAATCACTCTCAGTTAATTTATGTGTTACACCTGAAAAAATATTTAATGTCCCTGTTGTAACTTTAAGGTAATTAGAGTTTGTTGTACCCCCTGTTAAATCACAAGTTGTTATTCTTAACATGTTGATTGGGTTTATAAAATTTTTGTCATCGTCCGATGGTCCAATAACTTTTTTTAATATTAATAAATCAGTTAGGGGTGTTTTATATTTAGCTTTTAATCTTATTATATTATCCACTTTTTCACCATTATCACCTAAAAATTCTACTTGTTGTATACCTGTATAGTTACTATTACTGGTTATACTATATAAATAAAAAAAATCATCTTCTTCTAAACCATGTTTTTGTAATGTTTCTAAGTAAATTTGTGGTTTAGTCCCAGATATATTTTTATTATAACCGTTGTTTACAGTAATGCCTCTATAAGCTTGGTTTGTCTGTACTGAAGAATATTTATCTATACTATGGGGGTATAGTATTTGTAGTACCCAATTATATGGGTGCGTTGGTGGTGTGTTTTGGTTCCCACCGTAGAACATTGGTGACCAGTCCTCGGACCTAGGTGTTACCACCCCATTGTTGTTTATGTTTATTGTATTATCAGTTATTACATTTAATCTACCTAAAAATCTATATTTAGTGGACACAAGTCTTTCTTCTCTCGCAACACTTTCTTGACTTAAAACAGATATTATCTTATTTAAATTATCTTTTAAAGGTTTAACATTAGATTCAAAATTTAACTTATAATTAAAATCAGTATCTACAGCTAACTTATATTTGGCACTACCTAGTAACTGTTCTATTCTTTCCATTTTAAGATTCTGTTACGGTTGAAGCTCTTTTTACTCTAACTTTTATGTCACTTTCTGGGAATTTTATTTCAAACATTGAATCTTGGTCTCCAAATAAAGCATAATCTTCACCCAAGTCAATTCTTTTAGCTTTATTGAAGGGTAATGCCCCAATTTGTGATGCTGGTAGAAAGGGTTGGTTGGTTTGGTTTAAGGAGTGTTTCCCACTTATAAGATTATAAACCCTCACATCTATAACATTTAAAACACCACCAACATTATTAATATTTTCTACTAGTTGAGCCATGTAGATATTGTCACCCATTTCCCATTTTTTAGTGTCAAAATAATTTTTAACACTATTAATTACATTATTAATGACTTCTGATTGGTTAGCTATTTTATCTATGAACAAATCTATATCAAAACCTAAATTAATGATTTTACCGTCTTGTATTAAGACATAATCATTTATCATCCTATAATCGGACAACCAAGTAGCTATATTTTCTTTTAAAGTATTATTTGATGAGTTACTTAATTTTCCGTTAGCGTCTATCCCTAAGATGTATATTTGTATTTTATTTTGTTCTTCAGTTACCAAATACCTATAAGGTGAACCAAACTTACCAGGTATTTTACCTATTATAGCGTGATAATCTTTAATAGTTACCGCTCTATTTTGTGACGCAAAGTTATATTTTGTTAATTGTCTTATTTGGTCTACTGAAGGTACTCCAGCCCCACCTATCGCGGGTATTGGGTTGTTTACTCTTAAAGATTTCCCCACAGTTTGATTAATGGCTGGTGTGGGTCCACTAACTATTGTATTATTAAAACCTATACTATTAATTACATTTGGCCCCACATTCGATGATGTACCACCACCTACTCTATACCTAATAAAAAGTGTTGTATTAGGTTTTAAAACTTCACCTAAAGCCGTAGTGTTTATGAAATCACCTATTTTAATACCAAAACTACCTATAACGTCTAATTGTTCTTGGTCGTTATTAATACCACTACCAAAAGTTAGTTTACAATAATTATTATCTGTGAACTCTCTTACAAACCTTTTAGTAGTACTAACATACTTACCAGCCTTTATCGCTGAATTATCAGATACTCTAGTTGGGTCTTCAATAAAAATTTTATCTTCAGCTAAAGATTCTAATTCATACCATCTTAAATTTGGGTCGATAAATTGGTCTATTGTCGGTAAAGAAGAATAATTAGTTCCCTCTAAAGTTATAGCACTTTCTACTGACAAAACATTAAGGTCTGGTAAGAAAATTTCTAAAAATGGTACTGATTCGTTTTGAGATATTGTCTTTTTAAAAGTTTTAGATAAACCATTAACAACTATCTCTCGTTTAACTATGGTGTAGTTAACAAGTGTGCCATTACTATCTATGTTTGGTAATATTAGTCTATTTGGGACTCCTCCTGTGGTGTAAGGTGAAGAAAAATCTATGTCCTCAATATTTTCAAAAACCTGACCTCCACCAGTAACCTGTGAACCATATCTTATTACTGGTGAATACCTAATGTCCCACGTATCACCCCTAGTAGGTACTGTTACAGCATAATCTACTAAAGTAACACTAGGTCTTAATCCAGGTATTTTAAGTCCAAGTGTTCTAGCTATAGCTAACACATTTTTTCTTTCCTGAGCGTAATCAAGTTGTGTCTCATTAAACATCCTGTCAGTATTAGCTGATAACATATCACCAACGGCCGCATTTAACTCTAACAACATCATACCAACAGAAGCGTCATTAAAATCAGAAAATATTTCTGGGTAATAAGATTTTATGAAATCAACTAACTCTGTTCTAACATCAGCAAAGTTTCTTGCTGCATAATTTATTTTTTTATTTTTTGTTGCCATAATATTTTTTTTATATAGTTATTTCAATAAAATCAGCTTTTGCTAAAGCTCCCTCAGTAAAAAGATAGTCTATCCTAACAACCGCAGTATGTTCACTATCAACATTAAATTCACCTTCAGATGGTTTTTCTATTTTTAATTGTGTTATTTTTAAATTAGGTATGTATTTGTCAATAGCTTCTTGTATTTCAGCTCTAATAGCCCCATATGTATCCGCGTCATTAGGTTCAAATAAATATCTTCTTAAATCTGCTCCAAAATCTGGTAAATATAACCTATCTCCAGGTGTTGTTAATAACAGGTGGATTAAATCTGATTTTATAGCCTGTTTACCATCTTTATTCATTTTAAGGAAATAATTTTTTAAATTATCATCCTCAAAGGGAAAAGCTATGTTTATAAATCTTTCAGCCATTTCTTTTTATTATATAAATATTCAATTATATAATTTATACCTAAAATATAAAATGTAAATTTTAGGCAACAAAAAACCCTACCATTTCTGATAGGGTTAGTTTTAACCGTTTTGTTTACGAATGTTGTACATGTGTAAAAGATTTAATAATCACCGTCAGCCTCAGTTTTTAAATCAGTTATAACAATATCAATCTCACAACCATTCGGACCACCACAAGCAATTTCACCACTTAATTCGGTGTTATCTTCCGTCTCAATGATTTTAGTTAAATCAACACCACTTAACGATTCCATCATTTTATGGTAAGTTTCTTTATCACAATCTTCAAAAGGTGCCTGTTGGTACGTTCCTCCGTTATAAGGTAACACTGATAACCCATTATAGTGTTCTCTGTTTTCCCACATCCATTCTCCAGCTAACTCCCAATCTTCTTCCTTAAGAGATATTGTAGCTGAGACATTATGTGTGTTTTGTCCTGTTCTATGTCCAGGTTTAATCCATTCTTGAGCCACTTTTTTAATTCTTTCCAATAAATCAAAAGGTGATTCATGTCTAAGGATAGAACCCTGGGGTGCTTTTTGTGGTACTGATATTACAGCTGTATCGTGTGGTCTAAACACCTCATCTTCAATTAACTCGGGGTGATTATTAGATAGGTAAGTATACATAGATTCATTTTTACCAACTCTAATTCTCCTAATATAATAATCACTATGCCAAGCGTGTATTCCTGATGATGTACCTAAAGTAAGGGATGTTGTTCCAGCTGGTTTTACTGTGGTACATCTAGCTGATTTATTTATTCCTAATAATTCAGCAACTCTTTTATTTTCTTCTTTGACCATTTGAGCCGCCTCTTTCATATCATAACCTAAAACAGTACCCGAACCAATACCTGTCATTGACACACCTATTAAAGCATCTTTTTCAGTTGTTCTTTTCCAAATATCTCTTAGGTAATGGAAATCTGTGTATGAAGCTTGTAAAGTACCAATAAAAGCGGCCGATTTAACTCTTTCATTAAAGTCTTCTTGGGACTCTATGTCAGAGGCATTTACTTCACATAAATTACAAAATTGAAATGGTCTAAGTGCGATTTCACAACATGGGTTGGTTCCCCAATCTTTGTCATAAGAAAAATAAATTCCAGGTTCTCCAGCTCCAGATAATTCAACTCTTTTCCATAAATCTAAGAAAAATTCTTTTGTAATTTTATTTCTTAAAAGTACTGCTGAATTATTAGCTCTACCTCTTTGTGGATTAAGTTCCCACCAAGCTCCTGATTTACAAGAAATCATTTCATTGTCGTCAGCCGAAAAAAGAGAAATTAAAGCCGCTCTTCTTATACCACCAGCTAATACAGCGTCAGCGATATAACAAACTATATCATGTACTTCAAGTGTTGTTAATCTTTCACTATTTTCTTTTGCGTCTAATACTTTTGTAATATTATGAATACAATCTTTTAATGGTTGTGGTCCTGGTGCTTTACCTCCTGAAGTTACTAATAATGCTCCTTTAGCTCTAATATCTGAAAAATCAAATGTAGGTGTTGATGAGTTAACCCCAAAGTAAGATTTCATCAATACTTTAATAGCGTCTGCCCAACCTTCAATTGAGTCACCAATTAAGTATCTTCTCCCTCTATTTGGGTTTGGCTTTTGTATTTCAGGTAATTTTTCTACGTGGTGTTTTTGTACTGAATAACCAACACCAGTACCACCTAATAAAAGAAACATTGTTTCTGAAAATGCGTCTATGTGGTCAATCGGTAAATAAGCACAATTATAAACTCTGTTTGGTGATGTTTCTATTGATTTACCCCCAAACTGTAATGACCTCATCGATGGTAATATTTTTTTATTGTACACCATCTTGTAAACTTCTTCTATGTCCTCTTTTAACTTAGGGTATTTTTTTTGATGCATTTCTTTATTTCTTGTAACTAGTTGTTCCCAAGTTTCTCTTCTTTCCTCTTCAGGAAGGTATTTCGCGTATTTCATGTAGACAGTAATGTCCGATAAAATTTTGTTAGATAACTCCATTTTTTTTTAATTTTTAGTTAATAATTATTGGTTTAATTTGTTTCAGAATCCCTTTGTTGTTTTCTTATTCTTGCCATTTTTAACCGTTCTTTTGTGTTTTCTTCTTTTCTAACTTCAACTTTTCTTTCATAACCTAAAAAAGTATCTGAAGTTTCTGTGTCGATATAAACTTTACCGTTATCAAATGTACAATCTTCAAAAATAACCCCATCTTTTCCGAATCTAGACTTTAAAACTGCTATTGTCGCTCTATTACCTTCTTTTTGTGATAGACTTCTAGCTATAGACATTATAAAATGTCCGATTTGAGCTTTTTTGATTGACCCGCCCATTTGGTCACCTGTGACAACGTCTGAAGATACTGAACTTCTGTTACCCTGTACTGCGGTCCAACCCACAATATTATATTCAGATAACATAGATTCAAAACCCCTCATGACATTACCTTCACCTGACCACTCATCATTATATCTTCTTGTAGATTCAACACAATCAATATAATCTAAAACAATCATGTCAGGTTTAAATCCTGTTGAGATTAGATGTCTCACATAAGTTTTAATGTGATTAACCGTAATCCCTTCAGAAGGAAACTTTCTAATTATCAAATCATTTTCTCTACCTTCAGTTTTTTCTTTAATAACACCTATTACAGTTTCTTTATCTTCAGCTAGTTGGTTAAGTTCAACCCCACTCCAACAAGCCGCGTGTTTTCTTTTTATTACATCAGGTATGTCTTCAAAAACAATTTGTAAAACATTTGCTCCCACGTTATAGGCCGTGTTTGCCATTTTCGTAAGTATAGTTGTTTTACCAACACCATAAGGAGCTAATACAACCCCTAACTCACCTCTTGATAGACCACCATCGGTTAATTCATCAATACCACTTATCCCCGTAGGAACTGGGTGTCTAAAATCTTCTTCTAAAACTGTGTCCCATCCCTCAGTAATAGAAGTTCCGTCATCTTTTTCAGCTCCAACGGATAGAGCCTCTTTCATTATTTCAGCACATTCTTCATACCTACCAAACTCACCATTATCAATGATTTTAGATATTTTATCATTAGCCTTTTTTAATTCCTGTTGTCTACAAAAATTTAAAGATTCTTTTTGAACATACTCCCAATCTTCAACATCAAGAGCTCTTATTTCTTTTGTGATTTCAAAAATATAATCTTGTGTTATTTTATCTTTAATTTCAACTTTTAAAATAGTTTCTAATGTGTCCCAAGCTGGTACTTTTTCAAACCTTTCATAATAATCATTTATTGTTGCGATTATTAATCTAAAATATTCATTATCAAAATACTTTGCATGAACAATATCAATTATCCTATCTGAAAATTTCCTATTAGCTGGATGTAAAATTTGGTTTATTAATTCTGTTTGAAACTTGTACCCTAAATACCCTAACGTTAACTCTTTACTCATTCTCTTACATTTAATTATAAATAACTATTTACAACGATATTCCGCCGTGTTCCACACTAAAATTTTCTAAAGAAAATGTCTCTTGGATTTCCTTAATTAGGGTAGGGATTATCTTTCTAACGTCCACAGAATATCTTACTCTTTGTGGATAAACATTACCAGTAAATCTTTTTTTAACAATGACTTTTTCATCTGTCTTAATTTCAAAATCAAAAACGTCTTCATTTTCAAAAATATTTTCTAAAATAATATCTTCTTGTAGTTGTTTTTTATATGGGTTATAACTTTTGTAAAGATACTCGTAAGTTTTTTTCTTTAAGTCTTTTTTTATTAAGTTAACACACTCATCTAAACATTCTTTAGCTTCAATAGATTTTAAAGATTTTGAATTAAAATCCCTAACCGTAAAGTACCTTTGACAAATAATATTACTATTAATGTATAACACAAATTCAAATTTTTTCATATTTTTCTTTTTTTAAAGTTTAATTTTTCTTTTTTAATTAATTTTACAAATGGTTCCATAAAATTTAAGTAACCATTTTCACCACCAGGTAAAGAATAAATGACACCATCTTCAATCATCATTTTTAACACGTTTTTTTGGTTTCTTCCTTCTGGATTTAGGGGTAAACTTACTAAGTTTTTAACTGATTGTCTAGCCTCTCCACACAATAAAGGTGTCTTTAAGTTTATTATTTTATTACTTACTTCGTAAAAAGGCCCTTTATATTCCCCTCTAGTTTTACCATTTAAAATATTATCAATTACTTTTAATGGTTTATTACCTCTTTCTTCTTGTATAACCTTACTTTTATCAAATATCTCCTCTAAGGTTACTTCTCTTTCTTTTAGTTGTGGGAAATGTTTTAATAAAGTACTTTCAGTTACACCATCAATACCTTTAATATTATCACTACTACAACCTTCAATAATTTTTATTAAACCAGAATTCTTATAATGATGTTCAAAGAACCATTGATAGTTTCCTATCCCGACTTCCATTTTTTTATCACCTAAAAAAATAGTTACTTCTTCGTTTATTAGTTGACAAAAGTCTCTATCACTAGTGAAAATCATTACATCCTCTAATTTCTTTTTATTAAGACAATAATAAGCTATTAAATCATCCGATTCAATGTCGGGATGTTCGTATTGTCTAATAAATAATTCTTCAGCGTATTGTTTTACCCTAAGTTTTTGTAACTCGTAGTCTTTGTCAAAAAATCTTGGTCTGTTTTTTTTGTATTGTGGGTAATGGTCTAAACGTAAAGTACCCCCACGTTCACCATCCCAAGTAACAACTATCTTATCAATCTTTTGTTCTATGGTTAGTTTACGTAAGGTACTATAAAAAGCAAATATCCCACCTATGTGATTGTCTTTGTGGTAAACATTCTTAGCTCCGTTATAGGAACGTTTCATAAGATAGTTACCGTCAACAATAAGGGTTTTTGTACGTTTATTTTTTGTTCTAGGAGTTCGTAGGCCCATTTTGGCTAAAATTAAATTGTTTAACCATTGTTTCTCTAGCAATATCTTCTTCAGTTAGTTCTAACACACCAACATCTAAAAGCATTTTTTTATGTTCTTTTGTTAGTTCTTCCCCGTTCACCATCTTTTCTATACCCATATGTATGATAAAATAAGAAGTCATTTCTCTATAACCACCATCTTCATGACTATAAATAGATTCTTTATTAAGTTCTACTAATCTATTGTAATTTATTTTCATTGTGTGTGTATTAAGCTAATCCTTGAATATTGTCTTTTACTACTTCGGTTTCAAATGATGAATCACTCTCATCCAACTCTTCCAAACCACTTTTAATAAACATATCCATCCAATAGTCAGCGTACTGTTCTTTGTATTCTGCTTCTGCTGATTTATCGTCTGCAATGAAATCATGTGGTGTGACAATTACTTTACCATCTTGGTATCCAATACCGTTGACGTGGTTCTTTAAGATTGAAATCTTTGACCTTGTAGCGTAATTGATTTTTCTACCACCTTTAACTGCGTTTAGTTTATTAGTTCCTGAGTTCTTTTGGTTACCAAACAAGAATATAAGTGTACTATTCAAGAAAATAGCTTCCCCACCTTTCATTTTAATTTTAGGTTGTCCAAAAGGATTGTCAGGTAACTCAACCCATGGTTGATTAACAAACACAATTGTATTAGTGTATGGTGATGTTTCTTTTCTAGAACCAGTAATCCTACCGTTTAGACCCATACCGATTTTATCAGCTAATACCGATGCGTTATGCATCTTACCACCTTTTCCATCGTATGTCATCTTACAAGGAATAGAACCAACAGAATCCCATAAGAAACAGATGTCCTTTTGAATTTCTTTTTCTTGTGCATCTAATACCTCATTAACGTAGTCAGTTATTTGCTCTATATAATCGAAATCATCTTTAAATAAAAAGAAACCTTTCCAATCACCTGGGGATACTTCATCACAATCAAAACCCATAAGTTTAGCGTGAGAGAAACTCCATTTCTTTTCTGTTATAATAAACACAGGTAATATGTCATTTTTTTGACACCACGTAGCGGCTTTGATTAAAGCTGTGGTTTTACCTGTATCTGAATGCCCCAAAAAAACATTCAAGTGACCTATGGCTGGGCCAGGTACTCCAGTTGCTTTCTGGAATACCTCACCTAAGTCAATGAATTGGTCTTTTTTATATTTAGTCTTACTACTGAATTTATCAGATAGAGCATCAATATCAAAAGTTTTCTTTTTAATTGCTGTTTTTTTAGCCATGGTTTAATTTTTAAAATGGTTGTTCATCATCATCGTTAGATGATTCTGTTTTTTTAGGTTCTTCTTTCTTAGGTTCTTCTTTAGGTGTTGATTTAAATGAAGACTCAGATTCAGAGTCATCACCTTTAGAAACAAATTTTCCTAGATTTTTATCCCATTGTGGTGTGTCACCATCTGCAATTAGTTGTACGTAATCTAACGGTTGAGCTTTATAAACCTCTTTCCATGTTGTCATGTCTCCCATCCATTCTTTAGCTTTTGGTGACTTTGGGTCTGTTAAAATATCTACGTCTTCAGTAAGAATAGAATTAATTTTAGCGTAACCTTTATTATCACGACCAACCATTAAAGTGATATCCCTACCTTCTCTTGGGTCTGTGATGTCACCTCTTTTTGTGAATAAAGGAATAATTTTATCTAAAGCTCCTTCACCTTTGTAGTTGTGTGGGAATCTCCAAAATTTAACACCATCACCTTCATTGTCTCTACTAATTAATCTAGCTAAATAGAATTTTCTAGCTGAATACTGAGTAGCCAATTCTTTGTCTGTTTTATTTCCTGTTTCTTTCCAAGATTTGAAAAGTTCTTCGGAAACTTCACAGAGTGGACAATGTTCTCCATCGTTATGTTTTCTACAATAGATTTTTCTCCACTTACCACCGACCTTTACTGAGTGCCAGTGTCCCTCATCAAATGGTGTGTCACCTTCTTTCACAACAGGGTGAACACTTTCTTTAGGTGGCATAAGTCTAATAGTTAATTCACCATTATCTACACCTTCTTCTAATCTTACAGCAAAGTATTTACTGAAATCTTGTTCGTATGAACCGCCTGAACTTCCGCCAGACTTACTTTTTTCATACTGTTTAGCAATCGCATCGAGTACACTCATAATTTTACTTTTTTTTTTAATTTATAATTAATAATTTATACGTTAATAGTAATATAAATTATTCTCTTTGTAAATAAAAAATGGGATTAAAATATTAAATTCTAATCCCATTCTACACATTTTTTTTTAGTTTATGTTTTTAATTACTTTCTGGGTTAAATGAACTTTTAATTTGGTCTTCACTATAATCAGCACCTAAATCTTTAGGGTCTATAACATATTCTGTTTTGTTACCATCTTCATTATTTTCCCCTGTTGATATTCTGTAGTTTTTATCTGTTGAAGCTTTTTCTTCCCAATAATCAGATAACTTCATATTAAAAGGGTAACTATCTAATGAACGAAGTTCTAACTTTTCTTCAGGTGTTTTAATGTCTTGTTCTAGTTTACCTATTTTTGAAGCTATTGTATCCATTTTTGTTAGTTGAGCCTCTAGGTTTGACAATTTATCTGTTAAAGATTGTAAATAAGAACTGTTTTGTTGTCCAACTGTTACGGCTTGTTGTGCCATTTCTTTAGCGTCATCAGAACCTTTAACTATAGCGGTAACATCAATTTCTTCCACTTCTTCATCACTTTCTTCAGCTCCTTCTAATTCATCTGCTGCAGTAAATTCACCAGCGGTACCAAACTCATCTTCACCACCTTCTTCATCTTCAGTAGCTGCTTCATCTTCAGTAGCTGCTTCATCTTCACCACCTTCTTCAGGTGAACCTTCGTCACCAAAATCAAAATCAGTGTTTTCTTCTTCACCACCTTCTTCAGGAGCTATTTCTTCTTCACCACTTTCTTCAGGGTCTTCTTCATTTAAAGAACTCCTATATTCTTCTCTGTTAGGTGTGATTCTTTCTGTTAATTTATTCCCCTTAATCGGGTCATACCCTAATAGATTTTTAAATCTTTCTAAATCTTCTTTTAAAATATTATCACTCATTTTATTTTGTATATTCACTCAGTAGTTGACGACCATCGTTAGTGATGATTTTCTTATGTTCTCTTTGAACTAATTCATCGTTATCTTTAACTAAACACTCTTCATCTTCACAATCTTTGTTTTTATTTAAAAACTTATTTAACTTGTTATCAAGTTCTTTTTCTTTGTTTTTATCAGTGTTTTCCATAATTTCTTTTTTTTATAAATATGCTGTTATTCCATAATCTTCTTATTTAGTGGTAAAATTTCTAAATTGTTATTCCTTAAAGAAATCATAGTATTTTCATACTTAGACCAATCGATTTCATAACTACTATAATTAACATTACCTTTTGGTAAGTCATACTCTGTTTCTATTAATTTATTTAAAGCGTTAATTGTGAAAAACGTGGTACCTTTTTTATGTATTTGTACTGTTTTAGGTAGTTCTTTTCTTATGTTTATTTTTTCATCAAAATTTAAAAATAATCTATAGGTTAAAATTATTTCTTCGTTATCGATTTCAAATAAAAAAACTGATTTTTTTTTAACACCAAATTGTTTATATAATTTATATAAAAAATTTTCTAAATATTCATGGGTGGTGAATGTTGCTAATAATATTACTTTTTTTTGCATTAAAATATGGTATGAATTTTACATTGAGATTTTCCAATTCCTTTGGAATTCTTTCATATTCTTTTACTTTTAATAAACTTTTAACCTCATTTATTATGTCCCAAGACAAGAAACTTAAAAGACCTATATCTATGTGATGAATTAAATTGTCACAATAAATATATAATCTATCTGAATATAAATATCCACTACACCCATTAATGTTCTTTTTTAAGTAGTTTAAATAATCTGTTTGGTCTTTAAAATCAAGTGGGTTTATATTTTTAATTTTAATTTCTGATACAATACTTTGAATGGTTTCCTGAACAAACGATTTTATGTGTTCTTCAAAAATTTTTCTTTTTTCTCTAGGTGAAAATGTCCAATAAACATTTTTTTTTATTTTATGATTTAAAATGGTTGCTCCCATTTCTTTCGCTAAATCATAACCAACAATAATTTCAACAATACCTTCATCAAATGACATTATTTCTGTCATGTATGGTTTTATTAAATTACTGTCTTCAGTTGTGATTTTAATTAATTTCATATTAAATAATATTAAAATTATTTAAACAAGTAAACTTTTTTTTTACTTAGTGTTACCGTATTTCTTTGATTTATTCTATGGTCATTTTTGTTTTATTATTTTACCAACTTCAGTTAAAGCACACCAATGCTTAGGGGAACATGTTGGGGTAGTTGTTGTATTTTCAACAACACCTTTTCCTGTACTACTAGAACTCCCAACTATTACGTTTTTGTTAGGTACACCTAGTTTTACGGCCTCCTTTACTGATTTAGTAGTGTCACTACTTTTTGCGTATGGTTCAACAATAAATAAGTTAGATAAGTTAAAACCTTTAATTTTCATTGCGGAAGAAACATCATTAGAATATCTACACCCCGCACTAAATAATACTACATTCATTGGTTTTGTGCTTTGTTCTATTTTTTTAATTAAACTTTTTGGGTCGTTGTATCTAAAAGATGATATATTGTATTGTCCGCTTTGGTTAGGGCCATTTGAGACTGTAGAAAAAAGTCCTTCTTGTAATAATTCTTGTTGTTGACTTATGTCCAAATCACCACTTCTATCATCTAACCCACCAAGTAAAAAAACATTATTACTGGTTTTACTACTTGGGCTTGATGTTGCACTGTTACAATAATCAAATACTTGTTGTGCATAACCACCTCTTTTTGTCCAAGAAACTTGTTCATTACATCTAGCACACCTTTCATATTCTTGTGCAAAATATTTCGAAGCTTCATAAGCTGATGTTTTAGTTTTTAATTTATTAAGTTTAGAACTATTTTTACTAATCCATTCTACTAGATAACCATAACTAACTTCATCGTTTGCTGGTGTTGTTGTTAAATCAACTCCAACTGAATTCGCATATGTTATAAAACTATTTTTTAATGTATAATATGTCCATTGAGCCCAACCGTATCCTTGTACACCACCTTTCGAAAAATCTGTACCATTCCACCCACCAGATTCTGTTATTAGACCTTTTCTAGTACCACTACCTTGTATTCTGTCTGGAATTAATGATGATTCTGCCATTAAATTACCTACAACACCGGCGGATTGGGCTAGGGTTAAACCTAAATCAACTTGTAGTCTTTTTGATATCTCACAACCTTTTTCAACTTCGTCTTGTTGGGTGAATTGTGATACATTTGCTGAAGTAAATTCACTTCCTACCACACCAAAAGTACCTAAGCTACCTAGTTTTTGCCCTTCAATAGCTTCTTCAGATAAAGCTAAATCTAATAAACTAACTGGGTCTTCAACTACTGGTATAGTTACTTTTGGTTGTCTTAATCCAGTAAATTCTGTCTCTACTTTATGAGCTGTTATTGTGTGTTTAACATTATTAATTAAATATGTACCCCTAAACATAGGTACATTTTCTAATTTAAAATACATTAACGGTTGTATAGACATATTACCTAAGCCTTTTACAGTACAATTATAAGCTCTAGTTAAATTAAGGTCATATATATTATTACCTTTACCAGCTTGTGAAGGTGAGTTACCTTGATTTGGGTTAGCTAATTTATCTATAACTAATAATGATTCTTGTGTTTCTTTAAAGTTTGTTTGGTCTACTTCTAATGACTGAAAATGATTTTGAGCTTCTTGTCCGTATCTAACTTTAAACACTACTAAACCAGAATCTAAATTTCCACTAATTTCTTCTGGCCATTCTGTTGGTTCTGTTATGTCAAACCCATCATCACCATATTCTGAATTAATAAGTTCACACCCACCCTCCTTATTGTTTAAATCTTTTAGTTGTCTAGAACTACCACCCATAAAAACACAATTAAATATTGGTCCAGATTGTGCTTTTTCGAACCTATCTAAAGCTGTAAACATTTTTTTCAACTCTTCACTAGGTAGACTATTAGTGTTTAATGGTATATTTGCTGGTGTTGGCCAAAAATCAAAATTATTTTTACTTAAAATATTTGTTATTACCTGATATAAAGATTCTGTAGGTCCTTTACCATTGCTGGTGCTTATTAGTTCACTTAACATATTAGGGTCTATTATTGCCTGGCCACCTATATCAGAGTTGGCCCTATTTATAAACTTAAAATGGTCAAATAAAGTTCTATCATCATCTTGCCCATAATTATTGAAAAAATACCCCTTTGTGGGTGTTTTTTGTGTACTTTTACCACTATTAGATATCCATTTATCGTAAATTGATTTGAATGACCTATATAAAGAAAGTTTAATGTCTTTATCATCTAAAGCGATATCATCTAAATCAATTTGAGCTTCATTAGCTTCTTGTTCTAATACTGCATCAATATTTTTGTTTGTTAGAATATCTAATAACCCTTGTGAATAAGATTCAAGTTCATCTTCTGAAATATAAAAATTATCAGTAAAGTCATTTTTATGTATTGCTGAAAAAACTTTCGGACTAGATGAAACAATAGAATGTTTAGCGGTATCTTTAAATAAAGATTTGTATAAACCTTCGTTAAGTTCCCTAGGGCTACCAAAAGCACCTTCAGCATTACCATCCGCTGGGTCAAATTCTCTCCTTAAAGCTAATATTCTATCTCCCATATTATTTGTTATTTGTTATGTTTGAGACCAAGTGCCGTCACCATTTTTAACCCAATTAATACCCGTTAATCCTTGTAATAAATTGGGGGTGTTTATTATTTTAGTACTCATATAACATTATTTTTTAAACTGGTTCTGTAGGTTTTGTTGAAAATAACCCTATTTGAGAACCTAAATTCTCACCTATAGAACTTGAGTTTTCTTGTTGTTCTTCTGCTGTTGGCCCAAATAAATTTTCAGGTAGATTAAGTTCCTCATTATATACGGTTTGACCTGTACGATAACTATTTTGACTAGGCCAATCTGACACTAATCTAACTTCTTTAAAACCCCTATCTTTAAGTTCATTTAATAATCTTGCCCATGGGAACTCATCCCTAACATCTTGTTTATCAGCGGATGTCCAATGGTGTGATGTAATATTTGTTATTGTTGGGTGTGCTGATTTAGCTAATAAAATAGCGTTAACGATTGAGTCCCATTGTGCTTTAGGGTTAACTTTTAGTGTTGAAGCGTCCCCATTTGACTGTGACTTGTATGGTAATATGACCTCACTTTTTTTCCATTCATCTTCCGTAAATGCGTATCCGTGTTTTTCATTATCTTGTTTATTTCTCGGGAAATTATGTACACCTTCAACAATACCAGGTACACCTAACTTTTGATGGAATTTTACACCACCCACATATGAAATACCGATAGACTTGGAATTCATACTATGACATGGGCCTTCTTTTGTATCTGGACAGCCAGCGTGAGATGATTTGTTTTTTAAAGCGTTTGTTTCAAACAACCCACCATCAATATCAATAGTAAATTGGTAACCAACAGATGTGTCTGTGCTTACGTGTAATTTAAACATTGCTGTCCAGTGTAACACAACTGTAGTTACATTTTTTGTATTAAGTGGTCCGGCTGATAAATATTTTGGCCCTTCTTTAACAGTAATACCTTCAACTGTTTTCTCACTCAATACGTAAGATTTTATTGTTTCTGGTCCACCACTAGAGTATGCTGATGATGTAATATTACTAACGGACCTATTAGTGTTAGCACCTAAGCTACCTAGTTTTTGTCCTTCAATAGATTCTTCAGCTAAAGCTAAATCTAATAAACTAACTGGGTCTACCACAAGTGGTGCTTGGACAAAGGGTTGTCTTGTGCCTTTAAAAACGGTTTCAACATTGTGTGGTGTTATTGCGTGTTTAACATTAGTTATTAAATAACTTCCCCTAAACATTGGTACATTTTCTAACTGAAAGTACATTAAAGGTTGTATTTGTAGGTTTCCAAAAGCTGTGACAGTACATGTGTACCCCCTAGTTAAATACATATCATATATATTATTACCTTTACCAGCTTGTGAAGGTGAATTACCTTGCTTTGGGTTAGCTAAAGCGTTAATAACTAATAATGATTCTTGTGTTTCTTTGAACTCTGTTTGGTCTAGTTCTATTTTTTTAAAGTGGTTTTGGGCTTCTTGTCCGTATCTAACTTTAAACGCTGTTAATCCATATCCGTCAGCATCACTAACATCTTGTGGGAACTGTGTTGGGTCATTGATGTCAAACCCATCATTACCATAATCAAAAGCTATTTCATTATCACAACTAGACCTAGGGATATCTAAAACTCTGGAGTTACCACCAATATAAACACACAAAAAAGAAGGGTTAGGTGCCACCTTACTTATTTTATCGGGGATAGCTCTAAACATATCTAATAAATCTTCTTCACCTGATAACGAATATTTAACGTAGGTTGGTAAAGGGAAAAAATCAAAATTATTTTTACTTAAAAGATTTGTTATTACCTGATATAAAGATTCTGTAGGTCCTTTACCATTGCTGGTGCTTACCAATTCACTTAACATATTAGGGTCTATTATTGCCTGGCCACCTATATCCGAAGCACCTCTGTTAACGAAACTAAAATGGTCAAATAAAGTTCTATCATCATCTTGCCCATAATTATTGAAAAAATACCCCTTTGTGGGTGTTTTTTGTGTACTTTTACCACTATTAGATATCCATTTATCATAAATGGACTTGAATGAGCGATAAAGTGATAACTTAATGTCTTTATCATCTAAAGCAATATCATCTAAATCAATTTGAGCTTCATTAGCTTCTTGTTCTAATACTGCATCAATATTTTTGTTTGTTAGAATATCTAATAACCCTTGAGCGTATGCCTCCAATTCATCTTCTGAAATATAAAAATTATCAGTAAAGTCATTTTTATGTATTGCTGAAAAAACTTTCGGTGAGGAAGATATTACGGAATGTTTAGCGGTATCTTTAAATAAAGATTTGTATAAACCTAAATTAAGTCCCCTAGGGTTACCAAATTTACCTTCAACATTACCATCCGCTGGTTCAAATTCTCTCCTTAAAGCTAATATTCTATCTGCCATATTATTTGTTATTTAAAAATACCTTGTCTATTGTATAATTTATTTAATTTTATATTATCACCCACCCCAGATACAATTAAATTACCAATAATGTAGTTAGGTTCACTATTATTAGTGTTTCCATCAATTTCTAAGTTATACCAATTATCAATAAATTCAGTTGTAATAGAACCTAATTCTTTAATAGGAACCCATTTACCTTTAAAATAGGTAGGGTGATTAGGTTCAGCAGTTATTCCATTAATCTTAATAACTTCTACCACGTTATTAATTGGGTGAACTAATTTTTTAGTAACAATTCCCTTAACAACTTTGTTGTTTCTTATAGATTTAACCCCATCACCAACTTCTACATTTTTAATCACTTTCATTTCACCATTAAACATTTCTACTAAATCGGTTGATTTAAAACAGTTACCGTGTTTACTAACACCATTGGAGGATGTCCAAGCTCCACTTGAACTGGTACTAGTGCTCGTAGGTTTAGTTGCGGCATATGTATATGTCCTTCCAAAATTATCGTCACCGGCGTAAGCTAAATACCAAAGATTACTAGACATCTGGTTATGATTAAAATAACCACCACCTTCACCGCCACCAGCTAATACTGAATCGGTACTTACCTTCCCAGCTGAAATAGCTGTGGTCCAAGACTTTTGGATAAAACCGTCAAGACCGTATTGAAATTGTGTTTTATTAAAATCCATTTTTTTCCAATCTGTCCATGAAACCCCGTCTTTACCTAAAATTAGACCATCTTTAGGGTCAAAATTTAATGGGTCTAATATACCACACCACCTATCTTTTGTTTCGTCACCGACAGCTTCGTCTATTGCCCAAGTTTCAAAATAGTCGATTAGTTGTATTTTAAAGTCTGTTGGTAAAAACATTAATTCTTTTACCTTTTCTTTTAAATTTATATATCTATTCGGTACCCTGTTAGGGGAACTACTTTCGTATCCATATTTTTTTTCTGCATCTAAAACCACAGTTACATGTAGTCCGTCTGGTTTCCATGGTTCTCTGGTTTCCGATAAATCTGTAATAACCAATGTGTGTGGGTAGTTCATATTATTAAATTTATCGTCAGGTTCTTGTTGTATTATAAACGGCATTTGGTCTTGTCTACATTGGTCAAATAATCCCTTATCTATGTTAAGACCAGTTCTAAAGCTATCGGCGGATAAAGGGTTATTAAATCTGTTTTTATCTATATCCACTGGTTGGAGAAGACTGAGGTTCCAAGCTTGTGATTTTGTCCACCCTCTATTAAGAAAAACTGGGCTTTTTATTTCATAACAAAGTAGTCCTGGATATCCCAAAGTAGAATAACTGGCACCTAGACATGACCCAATAGTCCTACCCCCTTTATTTGGTAGATTGGCACCCCCTTCAGTTTCTTGACTAACAAAAAAAGTGTAAGTATCTAACACGTTTCCTTGAAATTGGTCGTAAACCTCAGAAATTCTAAAAATTCCAGACCCACCAGAATCAGTCCATCTATCTACCCCAGAGTCATCAAACCCTAAATACCTTCTAACATATGACATATAAACATCATTATTATCGTTATCACCTTGAATTGTTGGTATGGTACCATATCTTTGTAGTGGTTTAGAAGTTGAGGTGTGGAAAAACCATACGGGGTCTCCTAGGTCATTAGATACTGCTGTAGGGGAATCAAATAAATTTCTTGATTGTTCGGCGTGGTTCCACCCTTTATATTGGTGTGTTTTTGTTAACAAGTTACTATCGTAGTCTGTGTCAAGAAGAAAACCTTCTTTAGCTCTCCATAAAATAGCACCCAATAAAAGTAACCAAGATTTAGGTGGTTCTACTACGATGTGTTGGTTTGTGAAATTACTAAAAGCTCCTTGTGCTGTAAAAACATTCCCATCAAAAGGTATGTGATGACCCGTTTTATTTTTTGCTGCCAATTCATTGTTATATGAGTTTGGCTCGTAACCAAAACTCATAACCGCTAAATAAGCTAAAGGTAAGTAATATTTTTTCCCACTTTCATCTTGTGGGGTTTTATAGTATGAATTTGCACCCCACCATGTAGCAAAATTTCTGAACCCATTTGTTAATGTGTCATCATTTTTAGGGTCACCAGTTCCCCTTGGCGGGTTTTTAACTGTTAATGGTTTCGATGATGTGCTTTCCATAAGCACAATTTCATTGTTAGTTATCCACGTATATGTGGCGTGCATGGGACATTTATATGGTGGGTAATTAGTTGTCCATAAAGGTGTTTGTACAAAAGCGTCAGCAGCACCCATACCAATTTGTGCTTGGGCTGAAATAAAATCACTAGTCATTCTAGCTGTTGAATTACCCATGTTATAACCAGTCTTTTTTACCGCAGATTTATCATTAGTTATTATGGTTCTACTTGAGCCCAAGTCCCAAATAATCCCAGAATCGTTTTTTAAATTATCTGCCTCTTCGTATGTATGATAAAAATTATACCTAAAATCTTTTATACCCATTTTTAACATACCAACATGTTTATCGATTTCAAGTTCTTTTCCTTGTCCTTGTTCCTTTATGGCTCCTTTTGTAAATTCAGCGTGCTTAAAATACACCGAATAACCTTTATTTTTATCATCCCATACTGGTTTATTAAAAATAGACCCCCAAGTAATACTTGTATCACCACCCCCCGCCGATGTCTCCACCTTATCACCCTCCGCGGTAGTATTAT